ATTTGAATGGGTTTTTAACCGTGTAATATTATTTAATATTTCATTTTTAGTTTTACCCCAAGCTTCAACATGAATTTCCCCAACAGGCATAACTTCTCTTATTTTTTCAATCATATCAATGTCATCTAACATCCCATGTTTTTTTGCTAAAGTAGGGTTTGTAGTAACTCCTGATAAAATACCCATATTTGAGTATTTTTTGATTTGATCTAATTCTAGTGCATCTAAAAATATTTTCATAATTCTTCTATTCTTTTAGTTTTATCACAAATTAATAAATCATATGGTGGTTTATTACCTACCATTAGATCATGATGTTTACATTTCCATTCTTGGAGTTGAGATTTAGTTACATCATACCAATCAATACCTGTTGTACCACCTCTAGCAGTCCAATAAGTAATTGTATGTCCTTCATTATATAGTTTATTTATTTTCTCTATATTTTCATAATGAGGAATTGCTGTTGAATAATCTGGGTTGATATATTCTCTGTTTTTGTAGAAACAAATAGTTTCATCAATGTCAACGTATATGTTCATAGTTATTAATTGATAACTTTACAAATGTTATCTAAAACATTTTCTAGATTATCTAATGTAATACTACTTGTACCATCTGACAAGGCATTATCTGGATTATTGTGGACTTCTAAAAATAAACCATCTATACCGATTGCCGCTGCAGCTTTTGCTAATGGTTCTACAAAATGTTTATTAGAACCACTACTACCCCCAGAACATCCTTTTTGAACTGAATGAGTAGCATCAAATATAACTGGGGCGTACTGTTTCATAATTAATAGATTTCTCATATCTACTATATAATCACCATATCCAAATGTATTACCACGCTCAGTTAAAATAACATTATTATTATCGGACATTATAACTTTATTAACAGCTCGTTCCATATCAACACCATTTACAAATTGAGCCTTTTTTATATTAACAGGTAGTCCTGTTTTTGCAGCCGCAACTAATAAATCAGTTTGACGACATAAAAATGCAGGAATCTGAATTAGATCAATACAATTTTTTAGAGTATCAGCTTGCCAAGGTTCATGAATGTCAGTAGTAACTGGAATGTTTAATTCATTACGAATTTTAGTAAAAATTCTAATTGCTTCCTCTATTGATACTCCTCGATAATTTTTTAGTTTTGTTCTATTTGCTTTATCAAAAGATGCTTTAAAAATAAATGGAATATTTAGTTTATTTGCAATTCTTTTAATTTGCTCAGCCATAAAAAAAGTATGTTCAGCATTTTCAATAACACAAGGTCCCGAGATTAAAACAAAGGGAGTAGATTTACCGAAAATAATATTATCTTTTATTTTAACAGAAGTAATCATATTTAATCTTCGTCTTCGTCTTCTTTAAATACAGATTCAATTTCACCCTTACTATTTAAAAGTAAATCAGGAGTTGATATAATAAATTGATCTCCTTTAAGGCTAAATTTTCCCCCTTGTTTAAGCATTTTTCTAAAAAAAGTTTCTGAGTGTTCACTCCAATTTTCTCCTTTAGAAACTATTTCTTCTTTGGTTAAAGTTTTACCATTACACCTAACAGTTACTCCTTTTCTAATTGCTTGTTTTGTAATCATAATTGTGTTTTACCTTTCATTACTTGATTCATATGTGTATTGGCAAATAATGCTGATTCTTGAATGATTCTTTGACCTGTTAAGGTGATAGATTCACTTAAAATTACATTACCATATCTAAAACTGCCAAGAGCTGTAGCACCATATAAACTATTCAACAAAATTTTCATTGTATGTTGTTTTAAGTGCATTTGTTCACCTAAAGCTTTATTACCAGCTGTATAGGCTTCTTTCATTTTATTTTTATATATAACTCTTTCATCAAACCATTTAGAAAGAATTGTTTTAAGTACTGAATCTGAATCAGTTTTATACATTACACCATTAGCGGAAATAGCTAAATTATTATCTTCAATTAATTTAATAATTTCAGAAATTTTCATTTGAATAGTTTTCCGTTGAGGGTTTTGGATAGTTAATTCTTGATTTTGATCCATTTGTTTTAGATCATTTAAAGCATATCTACAATTGAATATTTCTTTTCCTTCAACTACTATCTTATCATCAGAAATCATAATTCGACCTACTAAAGTTTCTTTCCCAATATTTAAAGACATAATAATAGATGGGTATAGAGAAGTTAAATCCTCATCAAACATATAATTAAAGATACCGGCAGTAGGACAAAATAAATAACCCCCAGCATAGTTTTTCTTATGAATTGGGTTTATATCTTTAGCAGGAGGTACAATTCCTTGAGATAATAAATATGCTGATATAGCACCATCTTGGGTCCTGGTATTAGCATAAACTTCACTATAATTATGTTTACCTTTATGGGACAAGTTTTTAGTTAAAGCTAAATATTCTAATTTTTCATCTAGTAATTTTAAAATCTCAACATCACGGAAATTATATTGGATAAATGTGTAAATATCTTCTTCAAATAATTTATCTAAATTACCATTATATTCAATTTTATTTAAACCTGTATATTTTTCTCCTATAACATCTAATTTATAAGAAGGTTCATCTCTAAAACTAAATTTCTTATGTAATCTCATATAATCAAGAGATTCAACACCTATAATATCAACATATTGATCTTTTTTCCACCAATATTTAGTTTCTTTTTTAGACTTAACTATACCTAAAGGAGATAAACTATTAGCTGCCTTTTTACTTATAACTGAGTGTATTCTGTAATACAAATAGGGAATATCAAAATAATCACTATTCCACCCTACAAGAATATCAGGATTAAGTTCTTTAAATTTAGCTACAAATTTTTTAAGTAATTCTACTTCTGTAGAACAAGGTATAATTTCTTTATTTTTAGCTTTAGTATGATTAAGTTGTTGTTTTTTATCTAAAATTAAAATCCCCCACTCATCTACTTGTTTATCATACCAAGCAATAGATGTAATAGGTTTTGGAGCTGATTCAATATATTCTTCTGTAAGGGCTCCTCCCATTTCACACTCTATATCAAAAAATATTTCTTTATGTGTAGTAGAAGGATCATCATTAGTTCCATACTTATCAATAAGGAATTTTTGATAAGGAGGCATATCTTGAAAATGTAAACCTGGGGTATTATCAGATGAATATTCTGGGTTTTTAGAGAATTTCCAATCTATTATAGGTTTTACAAATTCACCCTTTAAGCCTCTATGTGTAGCTTGATCTTTACTACATTCAATATAGGCTTTATCTTTATAACCAACAACTTGATGTTGGCCATCATCTTCCCATAAGTGCATTTCATAATGATTAGGTCCTAATTTTTTACCTTGATAGCACTTTTTATACATTAAAAGAATTTTTTTAGATCAGGTCTGAAATAATTAATATTTTTCATTACTTTTTTATCACGTGATCTATAGACAATAAAATATTCTCCAACCTTCTCGTAGTGACACGGTTCATTTTGCTCTTTGGAACGAACTTCAACCGTTTTTTGTGCTTCTTCTTCACTTGAGCAAGCTTTAGACATATTCGACGCTTGTACTTCTTGATAGGCATCCCATAATTTATCTTTAAGACCATGAAGCATAGCTCCGTTACCAATCGAGACGTAGGCAATGTCACATAAAGCATCAAGTACCTCAACAATATCACCTGCTTCACAGGCAGCTTTGTACTCTTCAAGTTCTTCGAGAATGAAGTCGTAAACAAACATCCATTCAGCTTTGTTTTCAGGTATATTAGGTTCATAATTATTAGGTTTTCCCATTGTGGCATTAAATTCTTCTACTTCACTCACAAATGGGACATACTCCCCCTTAAACTTAGCTACAATTTTATCAGCCATTAAATCAGCCCATTCTGATTCAGGGGTCATACTTAGTTGATCTCGATCTCTAAGTGAATTAAGGGTACCTAATCCCTTAATTAGTTCTACTGCTATTTGTTCTTTAAAATCCATAAATTAAATGTTATGTCCTCCGTTATTAATTTTTAAACTATCAAAAAATTCTTTACGAGCATTATTTTGATCATCTCTAAATGCTCCTGATGCTTTAGTGGTAACCATTGCTGCTCCTTGATGTTTAACACCTCTACAAGATACACAATTATGAGTTCCCACAATAGTAACAATTACACCTAAATTACCTTCTGTAATTTTAGATACAGCATTATGTATTGCGGAAGTTAATTGTTCTTGGATAGCACCTCTACGACCAAATAATTCTACAATTCTATTTAATTTAGATAAACCAATTACTTGACCATCTTCTCCAGCAATATAACCAATATGAACAACTCCCCCAATTGTTTGATGGTGATGAGAACACATAGAGGTTAATGGAATATTTCTTTCAATAACTACTCCATCATAACCATCTGAAGGAAATGAAGTAATAGGAGACATTGCTGTGTAACGACCAGCCCATAAATCATTTACATATGCTTTAGATACTCGACGAGGAGTTTCCATTGAATTTGGATCATTTCTCCAATCACATTTTAAAGCATCTAAAAACTTACCATAAGCTTCAGTAGCTTCATCTATCATTTCTTGTTTTTGGTCTATATTAAGAGGGAAACCAGGAGCTACTCCATTTGCAAACCCTTCTTGTACCACTTCTAGCTCTTCGTGGATTTTTCTTCGTTTGTTTTCCATGTATTATAACTTATTTATGTAAATATACAAAACTAATTTTACAAAGCCCAAATTGAATTTAAATTTCTCATATGACCTTTTTCATTATCCATTCCCATTCCAACTACCCACTCATCATCAATAGTAAATGCATGATATGATTTTTGTTTTGGGATTGGGGATGTTGCTCTAGTAACTAAAGACACAATTGAAATTGAAGCTGGTTTTTTAACTTCTAAATATTCAATAACTGCTTTCATAGTATTTCCAGTATCGTAAATATCATCTACAATATAAACGTGTTTTCCTTTAACACGTGTTTCTAAGTCTTTAGTAATTTGTATATCGCCTTGTTTACGGTTTACATACGATTTAACGCGCATAAAATCACATTCCACGTCAATTGGCATAGATCGTACTAAATCGCTATAGAACGCAAAAGCGCCATTTAATAAACCAACCATTACAATTGGAGTTTTATCTCCTCTATGATCATCAGTAATTTGTTTACCAATTATTTTTGTTTGAAATTGAATTTCTTTAGATGTAATTAATTCTTTCATTAGTATATTTGATAAAATTCTTTTAAGTTAATTAAATTTAAATACTTTTTTCTATTTTCTTCAAATTTTTTGTATTCATAAAAAGGATTATCAAATTCACAACATTCTTGATTTCCTTTGTTAATTATAGCTAAACCCCAATCTAAATCACAAATACCATCTTCAATTCTATCAAAAGTAACTCCCATACCCCCAACTGTGTGGATGATTAAATCAGATCTTAATGCATTAAGTTTATAAACAGCTTTCCAAACTGTACCATTCCAAGGTTGCCTTAAACCATCGATAATATAATCTTCTCTAGCATGCCATAAGGTTGGAGGATTTGCATCATGGATTAAAATAAACCCATTTTCAGATAAATGGTTAAAAGCATTATTAAAATCTTTTTCTACTTGAGTAGAAATATGTAATCCATCTATAAACACAATATCCCATTTATAATCTGGGGGGATGTTTAATTGACCATTTTCTAATTTAAAGAAAAACTCATCTGAAGAATACTTATAATCTACAAAAGCATCAAACTCAATACAAGGATCAACTGAGTGTTTAGTAGGGCAGTTAATTAACTTAAAGTTAACTTCCGGGTCATCTACTCCAATTTCTAAATATTTAGTAAAATTATTTTTTTCAATTAAATAATTAATGACATTCTTTTTCTCATTCATCCTAAATATCGATATTCTCGTCTTTCGTTGGTTTTTTCTACTATAATATTTTGTTTAGAAAGTACAGATACCTTATATCCATAAAAACCTACTTTTTGAGTAATTTCATATGGGGATAAAGTACCTTCCATCCATGAATTCCATAATTTGGATAAATAATCTTCAGGCATTATACACCTCTTTTAGTATCAAATGCTATAATATGATCTCTACCAGTCATATTATAACCTTTTTCAGCACACATTTCAAATACTAAAGGATACATTTCTACTAAAGTTTCTCTAGTATCTCCAGCAGGCATCACAAATGTTTTATCTTTAGGAACATTAAGTTCTTGCCTATAAGCTTCAATTTCAGCAAGACCTTCTTCAGTACCATCCCAAACAGGTTTGTAATGATAATCAGTATGATACTCAATACTAGATTTAATTGATTCAGTATTAAGACGAAGACGATTATGAGTTTTAATCATTTTTTCATTTGTAACTGTTCCATTTGGTGTAAGAGCTCCTACAACAGGGACACTATTACTAAACTTAGGTGAGATTGAAAGAAGTCCAATTGGATAATCAGTTTCAAGAAAATGAGAACCTTCAGTTTCAATAGTAATAAGAATATCTCTCTCGTGAGCAAAATGTGTTATTTCATTTACTAATTTAGGATGCATAGTTGGACTACCTCCTGTTAACATCATTTCTTTAATATGAGGATTTTCGTCATAAATTTTAATAATGTCATTAAATGTAAATGTACCTTTTTCAGGGTGAACTGAAGTATACCAACTGTCACACCAACCACCTTCACCAAAATAACAACGGTGAGTACAACCTGTAGTTCTTACAGCAATTGTTGGACGACCAAATCGAGATCCTTCTGATTGAACACAACGATAAACTTCTAATACAGGAAGTATTTTATCATAATCTTCAATACGACCTAAAGGAGCTGTTTTTTTCCATAATTTTGGATCAGGCAACATAATAGGCAGCATTTTTACCATGTTCAGCAAACTTAACTTTAGTAACTTTTACTCTACCTTCAGTTTCTTCTAAAACAAAGTCATTAATTTTATTAAAAATATATTCAGCAAATTTCTCTGCTCCTGTAGCTTCAACAACTCTTAGTTGAATTATACCTTCCTCATCTAATCTTTCCCATTCTGGTAAGGCAGGATCATCTTCGGCACAAATTAAAGTGTGATCAAACATATAATCCATCCATACTTTAGGAGACATACCATCAATTTGAGTTTTAGCACGCTTCATACCACCAAAATCCCAAACCCAATTTCTATGATCTAAATCACCTTCAAAATAAACTTTAAACGAAACTCCATAACCATGAAGAAATCGGCAATGAGTTGTATTTGCTTTCCACTGACGGAATACAGTTGAAAATCCGTCAAATACTTTACTTGACTGAAATTTACCCATTATAAAAATTCATTACTTCTTGGTGAGACTTTACTCCTACAAATCGTTTAACTTCTTGTCCATTTTGAACTAATACTACTGTAGGGACACTTTTAACACTGTACTTTGCAGGTGCAGTAGCATCATAGTCAATATTGATTTTTGATACAGGGATACCTTCACCAGCTATTCTGTCCATAGTAGGTCCAAAAGATTTACATGGTGCACACCAAGGAGCACTAAAATAAAGTAATTGTTTCATAATTTAATTTTTAATTTATACTAATTCTTCTATAATACCAATTATTTCACTAAATATAAGAACACCAGCAGCAATTGGCAAGCTATATGGTATTAATACATATCCTAAAATCCGAATTCCAGATTTAATAAAAGAAATAATTCTATGCCATTTTTGATTAGGCATATGTCTTACATCTTTCCCAAATATGTGAGTAGTTTTATTAGTTTTTAATGAACTAAACTTAGCATCCATTATTTCTCTATCACTCATGTTCTGCTAAGATTTTGGATACGTGTTCTTTAACTTTTTCCCAAGAAGCCAATCCTTCATCATCTTCATATTGTATAGGGTCAGGCTTCCCAAGATTAAGAAAGGCCTCAACACGCTCCACACTACTTGCAGACTTATAATCGCTATTACCACTAGGATAAGGTTTATAGCTTGTATTAGTTCTTTTATAAACTTCATCAAAGTCAATATTTAATTTTTGACAGAGACTTTCCCCATCTTGTAAAATTGTAAACTTATCTCCTTCAAGATAAGGCGTCCAATAATCTACTAATTCACTATCCCAATTTCCCAATCTAAAGGCAGCATCATCTGCATCCCTAAATTCTTGACGACAGTCAGGATAAATTGCATGGTCACCTGCATGGATTCCTAATGCAATATTAGTAATTTCTTTTGTAGTAGTTGCTATTGATAAAGCAACTGCCTGAGTTATTGAAGCAAATATTTTGTTTCTATTAGGAACAACAGTTGCTTTCATATTATCTTCAGCATAATGCCCTTCAGGCACTTCATCTCCACCTTCAACTAAGGCTGAATTGAGTAAATCAACTAAACCGTCTAGTTTAATTTGTTTGTAAGTTATTTTATGATCTCTACTAGTTAAATAATCTACTAATGATTGAGCTCTTTCTAACTCTACTCTATGTTTTTGACCATAGTCAAAAGATAAAGCTGTTACTGTTTCATACTCATCTAAAGCTTTAAGTAATAAAGTTGAGCTGTCCATACCACCTGAAAGTGATACTACTACGTGTTTTCCTTGTTCAAAAATCATTTATTATATAATTTAAAAATTTGCCAGGTATTTTAAGCGTATAGGCAAACGCTTTTACATTAATTTTGGTAATCTAAATTTTAAAATAGGACTTCCATTTACTGTAGGTTGTCCTAAATCATCTATTTCTACTGTTTTAACTTTAATAGGTTTATTTCTAAACCTTCCAGTTAACATGGTATCTCCCTTTTCTATAGGGATAATTAATTTTCCATTTTTATATTCAGTTTTCATAATTTATAAATCATTAATTTCACCAAATTTAGAAACATTATGTATTAATAAATCATAATCTACTTCATTACTTAACATAAAGAAATAATCATTTATATTTGCTTTTGGTTTTTTATCTAAACCAAAATTAGCATATCTAATACCTTCTAAAGCGGCCATTACAGGGTTTGATGTATCTATTGATTCAATACAATTATATCCTTTATACCATCCAAACTCTTGTGGAACAGCACATCCTAATAAATGAATTCTATCATTTTGGTGAATTATACCTGTTTTATATAGTGCTGAAATTACTGAAAGTCTTCCAAGTGCTTTGCCTAAATCCTTATTTGGATGAGGAACAATATCATTATAGTAGCTAGCTCCATATGAAAAAGCTATTTTTTTATATCCTAAATCTTTATATGTTTGATAACAAGTAGAAGCTTCATGAATAGTTTGTGCTTGAACTACTGCTACCTTAGTAGTATTTTCAGGAAGGACATATTGGATCCATTGACGAGCATTTACTACAGAAGCATCTCGTTTTTCCCAAACATCAGGAATAATAAATTCATCTGGTTCTAATTCAGTAACCCAGTTAAATAAACGATCAGTATCATAGGCTTTACCTAATTCATGGAGTGAATTATCCATGATAATATATCGTCCTTGAGCTTTTGCTCTACGAAAATATTCTAAATAACCCTCTTCTTGATCTAGTAAGTGGGGAAGACAATAGTCATAATCATTGAAATGAAGACTATCTTCTAATAAACATAAGGGGGTTTCGTGGCTAACCTTTATCATTATAACTTTTTAATTTAAAATAAATATAATTAAAAGCAGGAGTTAATCCAAGCCCACCTAATAAGATTGTAAAAATATTTGGGTGCCAATGCTCTCCACAAAATCCTAAAGCATGTTTTACTAATTCTATCATAACTTATTATTTTAGGTAAATATACAACTAATTTTTAGACAAAGCAAGGGAAAACTTAAAAGTCTTCCCTTGTTTATCATTTTATAGTATTTTTAACTACCTGCGACAGTATTGTTAATGACGCATATAATAGGTACAGCATTTGCCTGATTTATTTGTTCAGCAGCGGCTTGTACATCAGAGGAAAATGGGTAATCGGTGATATCATCAATGTTAACCCCATCAGATGAAGCTTGTGCTACTGCACCATTTAATGCTGCTAATTGTGCAGTCTCACTAGAAGTACTACCTCCGTAAAATTCTACATCATAAGTAACTCCATTAGCACCTGTAGAATTTACTGAAGAATATGCATAAGCTGCTATGCACATACTACTTTCTTGGGGTCCTTTAACTGAACCTACGCTGGCTCCCCCAACTGGGGTAACAGCAGTTCCTTGTGTAGTCTGGTATACTATAAGATGAGGATCTTCTCCTTTTGCTGTTTCACCACTTCCTGCATTATCTGAAGTTGCATATCTATAATTTCTTACTCCCATATTTATTTAATTTTTTACGATACAACAACTGTACCATTACTAATAACAATACAGGCTAACTTTATACCATTTCCTGATCCAGCTCCTGAAATTCCGTTTATATTGAGGGCTGCATCAAGTGCTGTTCCTGAAGTAAAGGGAAATCCACATCCTTCAATTGTTGAGACTAACTCAGAATTGATTCCTCTAATTGTTACACCCGCTGCATTAAGAGTAGCTAATTTAATTGTATCTGAAGCATCAGCTGCACATCCCCAAAAACTTACAAATTTATTATTACCATCAGCTCCTAGATTGGTAAGATTTGAATCTGCCCATGCTATATAAAATGCTGAAGTGTCATCGGTTTCATCAGGACCACCACAATAAAGATATTCTGTTCCACTTGATAATAACTCTACATCAGTTGCTGTAGCTGTTTGGTACATCATAAACTGGTCTGAAGCACCTACTGTAGCTCCTTTTCTAGTTGAGTCAGTATCTGCAGTAGGATTAGTACTTGCTACATTAGCGAATATTCTATTAGCCATAATTAATTAATTTTATTATAAATATTAAAGAAAAATAGAAAAAATTAATCTAACTCGTAGTGTTCTCCTGTATTGCCATTTTGTCCTATAATATTCATTCTATGATTAGATTCTTCTTCATCCCACTCATCTTTCCATATTATATTATCCTCTACTTTTAAGCTAGTATGGGTTCCATCGGAATTATTACTATAACTAGAAAATGCTCTAACATCAAATTTACCTTCTACAGTATTCTCAACTTTTACAAATAAAATTTTGCCTGTAGTGTCATCTACAATAGCATAACCTTGATTATCTCCTATTTTAATCTTCATAAGTTAATCCAAAATGTTTATAATTAATTTCTATTGATTTTTCATCTCCCATAGATTTAGCTTCATCTTCATCTTCCCATATTGCTTCTACAGGGCAAGCTGGGATACAAGCTCCACAGTCTATACATTCTTCTGGGTGGATTACCATTTGGGTAACCATTTCATGGATACAATCAACAGGACAGACATCTATACAAGCCCCATCTTTTACATCAATACATTTACTACCAATTATATAACTCATTTTTTTCTTGGGCGTCCTCTTTTTGATTTTCTAACAGAAATTGGAATCTCATATTTAAATTGTACACAATATTCATAATAAGATAATAAATCCCCAGACCAATTACAAAGTTCTTCTATCAATTCATTACGATTGATTTTGAAGTGGGCTGTGAATGCTTCATATAATGCTTCTAAACGTTCATCATCTTCTTTATTATAATCATCTATTAAACGCTTATAACGAGCTAAATCAACGGCTAATATTTCCAATTGATCAGAATGGTTATGTCGATTAAGGTTTATTTTGTCTTTAGCTTGATGGAGAGCTAATTGGGCTTGCATAAAGTAAGATGATTCATTAAAATCACCATTTAAAATCCTATCCTTAAGAAGAGCACGTTTACCTAATGGTTTTATCATATCAGTATGACTACGCCACCATCTAAATTGGTTATAATTTAATGGTTGATACCGTGATAAGTTTTTTTCAACTACATCACGATCATGTCTTAGAGCGGATTCTTTAATAAAACTAAAAGGCATCTTCTGGTTTTGATGGGTTACGGAATAATGTATGTTGTAAGGTTTTTAACTTACGAAAATCTTCAATCTCATCCAAATAACTATAATTTTCTTCTTTAACAGTAGTTTTTTGTGATTTAAGCATTTCTGGACGATTTTCTCTAACCCATTGAATATAACCTGGGTCATATGTTTGGACATCAGTCCACTTTTTGCCTTTATATTTTCCTGAACGTAGTATCATAACTTTTATTTATAAAATAAATATACGAAATATATTTTAAGATTCCAAATATTTTATCGCCTTCCATTAGCGGGTTGGTGAAAAGGAGGTGGCATTTTATTTATAATTGTAGGTGTAGGAGTAGGGGGAGGGGAAGGGGTTTCAATTATTTCTTCATCACCATCTTCATCTTCTTCATATAAATCTCCATCTATAAACTTTTCTCCATAAATATTTTCTTTTGGTTTTAATTGTTCAAAAGCAAAATTAGCAGCAATTACAAGGGCAATGGCTAAAGGATCAAATACAAATATAATAGTTAAAAGTAACCAATTAATAATTTTATCCATTGGCATACCTGTTAATCCTGAAAGGTACTTAAGAGGGCCTAATTCGCCTGTTATATTATTATTTATTTTAACTTCTACTATTTCAGTTTCATATTTAAATAATTGTTCATTTAAATTATCTACTTTAGTATTAATTTCTGTTTGACGAGCAATGGCTTGGTCTAATTGTTTTTCAAGTGCTCTACGAGTTGAACTAGAAGTTGTGTTAATAATCTGACCAGTTTCTTTGTCTTTATACTGGATTTTATTGGTAGATAAACCGGACCTAAGGTCACTCACGGCAGTGTTAATACTAGATTTTTCATCGCTGTATACCGCGAGTTGTTCTTTTATATTATCTCGTTTAGTTTCAATTAACGCTATTTGAGAATCTATACTACCGGCTTTTGCAGCTGTTTCTTGATAAGCTGCTGAAAGGAATCCATAAATACCCATTGAAGTAATTAATACTAGAACAACAGCAGCTATTGTTAAATAGTATTTTAATAATTTTGGAATTGTAGTACGGTATTGATATAATAAAGATGCAATAACTAATTTAGCTACTTCTAATGAAGTAGCCATAATTATTACAGCTAGAGTAGCCCCAGCAAAAAGTTTGCTAAGGCCGCTAACTGAATAGAAAGCGGCAGAAGCAGAAACTGACAGGGCGGAGAACGCTATAATAAAAGGAAGTATCCTTTCTTGTATTTTTTTCCACATGGGAGTTTACTTTCTGAAACCCTTATGGTTATCTATGCGATCTAATAATTTATTTAATTCTTCAGCTTTTATAAATCCAGCCATAGATGCATTTTTAAGGGCACTGATTATTTGTAATATAATGAACGGTATGATAACTGCTTCGCTAAGCCAAGCTGTTCCTTTAAAACCTTTTTCTACCATTAATATTACTGTTAAAAGCACAACCCAACTTATAGTTCGTTGTAATACACGAACTGCTTTTCTTGTTTGAAAACCTTCTCGTTTAATTCCGGCTACTATGCCAAAAAAACCATCTATAAAGACAACAGCTATTAAACCAAGATATTGCTCTGCATTACTCATAGTAAGCTCCATAAAATAAGAGCACAAAAAAGATAGTGTCAAAATAGGGACGGTTAAAAAAGTTATGGTAGAGGATTTCATATTGACCAATTTTCGTAATAGGTCTTTCCTTTAGAATTTCTTTTAGCTGCTAAAATTTGACCCCTTTGTTCTCCATCACTATTATATGAAACATGAACCCAATCAGGTCTTTCGTTAGTTCCAAATTCCCAAATTAATTGGTCAAATGGTAAATTTTCTCTAATATAATGAAACACTTCTTCATTTTCTGGGCCATTTCGGTAATCCATATCAATATCAATAGCTTCACCTTTTGAATGTTGTGAAGTTTTAGAACCTCCAATAGCTTCATTTAAAGCTTGACTTCTATACCCTGAGGAGATAAAGAGAGGTTTAGCAAAGTGTTCTCTAATTGGCTGAAAGATATTTTCAGCTAATAATTTAGCTGCTTCTAGATGAGATCCTTTTGGAGTATTATCTAAACCTCTACGTTTTGCTGTTGAGGATCTAGTAAATTCACCTAAGGATAAATTTTTAGATAGTTTCATAAATTTATTAATTACAATTACAGCATAAGCAGGCACAAGTAGCCTGGCAAGTACAAGTTATACAATTACAGTTATTTTTCATTTTTTAGCAAATTTTTCTAATCCTGCAATACCAAATGAACCTAATGTAATAAATACAAATGAATTATAAATAAATTCTTGAATTACTAAATCTTTACCAAAGTAGCCTGTTATTAAATCTACTACAGCAAATACTACCATTACAGCAAATGCCATAAATCCAATAACATTTTTTTCATTTACGTTATTATCGTCTTTAAAAATATCTTTAAAAGCCATGATTTTATTTTTTATATTATTGGGCATATAAAAACAATTAAGTATAACAAATTATATGCTTATACATATTATTTATTTTTATAGAAAAATTCTAAAATTTCTTTTTCTAACACAGTATCCATAACAAAATTATCACCATATTGAATACTTGTAAAAGTTCCATCATTTTCATTAACAATTTCAATGATATAATCTATTTCATCATACATTAAACTATAACTTTCACTTTTTTTAACTAAATTAATGCTTTTATTTTTATCTTCTTTAATACCAGTAAATGTAATCTCTTTATCACTTAGATCTGGGACGTTAAGGAGTCTAGTAATACATTGAGCATAATTTGAATGGAGAGTATCTATTAAAAATATATCATCTAACTCACTCATTAAATATAATCTTTGTTTTGAATCTAATCCTCCTGCTTTAAAATCCCCAGTATATTGTACTATTGGTAATGATAATATAATTTTTTTTAATTCTGGGGTAAGTTTATTAAGGTTTACTATAGATGTTACTTGATTACTATTATTAATATCTTTATCAAAAGGTAAGGATAAAAGATCATAAAAAGTTTTTGTACTAAGGTTATCTAATATAGGACTCATTTTTATTCTTTTTCTGTTGCATATTTAACACCCATAATAGTACCTACAATTGAAAATGCATTTGTAAGTAAAATACCAAACATATTACTCCAGGTTGATCCTATAATTTGGGTATCTGCTCCTGATGTTAGTGCGATAGCATACATAATTGTAGTAATTATACCTACACCAACTATTACTACTAAAGCAACTTTCACAATTGTACTAATTAGTTCAAATTGTGTTTTCTTTTGCATTACTTCTAAATCTTCTAATGCTTTATCTTGGCCTTTTTCTGCTTTTTCTCTTAATTGGTTTGATGATTCTAATGTTACTTGAAGCTCTTTCATTAGAGTATCATTTTCTTTTTGTTTTTCAACAAGTTCTCCATTTTGTTTTTGAACTTGTTTTGTAATCTCTAAACGTTTTTTACGTCTAGTGGTATCTTTTTCTTTACAGAGTTTAAGATAATCCTCAAATTCGTTATCACCTTTTGGGGCTTTAAGGAGTTTAAGGAAATTTCCTTCTACATAGATTTTTCTTTTTTTAGCAACCTCTAGTAGAACATTTCTTACATGCTCTGTTATTTCTATCATTACTTATAAATTTTAAATTCAGCTGATCTATCTTTATAAGCATCATAATCTGTCATAAATTCTTCTAATCGAGGTTCAATATCATCTGATTTAATAATCCAAAATTGGGCTCCAGCGGATTTTGCTTTTTCAATTTCTTGATTATCATCTGATGATGATATAATTCCTATTACACACCCATTACCATACTCAAAGTTAATTTTACGAATTAACTCAATTCCATCAAAAGATGAACCAAGTATATTTAAATCAACAAATACACATTCGGGGCGTTCTTCATTAGGGTCATCTGGCCACCATTCTTTAAATTTAAGATTAGCTTCATCTGAAGAATTAAGGGCTTCTAGTGATAGAGTTATATCTAAGATACTGCAAGCATCTTCAAATACTAAGTGGAATAAATCTTCATCGTCTATAAGTAGTATAGAATTTATCATGGTTATTTAATTTTTATTTGTAATATAGTTCCTGTTTTTGTTTTTTCAGAAGTTATAGTAAAACCATGTTCTTTTAATATTGCGATACATATGTTTAATCCTAACCCTGATCCTCCTTCTTTTTGTCCTGCTTTTCTAGTATATGGTTTTGATAATTGAAGAAATTCTTCATTAGTCATTCCTCTTCCATTATCTTCTATAAATAAAGTAGTATTGTTGCCCATATAGATAGATACTAATTTAGTGGAACTATCATTATATTTCAACCCATTTCGAATTAAATTGTCTATTGCTGTACAAAACAAAGGTTCATTTACACTTACTATGGGTAAACTTTTAATTTTAACTTGTTTAATATAAGATGTAGCAGATAAATAAGTATTTAATATAACTGCTAAATTATGATCTTCCATATCTAATTGAGCATCTTCTTTTACTAGGTTAGTAAATTCTTTAACTCCAGCATAAACCCTTTGAGTATGTTTTAAACCCTCTTCTAACATTTTTAAAGGAGCTTCTATTTTTAATTCTTTAATTTTTGAAGCAGGAACTCTTCTTTTTAAAGAAGTTAATCCCCTAGGCATATATGTGTTAATTCCACTATGCATATCGTGTCTTAAAATTTTAGCAGCATGTTCTAAATAAGAATTTTTCTGGTTGACTTCAATTTCAGCATTGTGTTGTATAGTTGTGTCTGTTGCTATTTTTAAAACTTTATTATACCCACCATTAGGATCTTTTATTGGAGTATAATTACCAAATAACCAACGAACTTTACCACCTTTAGCAATTCGTTCAAATTCACCACTAATAGTCTCACCTCTTTTTAGTCTTTTCCAAAACTCATGATAGTCTAAACTATTACTATACTCTTTATCAACCATGTATCTATGGTTTTTATTTTTTAATTCTTTTTCTGTATAACCCATAGTATCACGAAAATGTTTATTATGAGATACAATATACCCATCCATATCTAATACTACTACTATATTTGATTTATCAATCGCACTTAATTGCAAGTCAATATTGGCTTCTTTTACTTTAGAAG